CACTATTTACACAAGAACAAGCTGATGCTTGTACTATAGTTAGATTAGAAAAACATATGAAAGATGGAGTTTACAGCTCAATGATAATAGGTGTAACAGATGCAGATGGTAATTATTATGATTGGTCTGATGATAGTATAAGTGAGGATGCAACAAAAGACACTATAAAAACAGATATATCTGCATATTTAAAAGCCAATATTGATAAAAGAGAAAAACCAATTGTTGACACATATGAAAGTATGGAAGATAAAGGATTGGGAGAGACAGTTGGCTAAAAAAGTTAGTTGGATGTGGGGAGGCAAAAGGTATTATGGAACCCTTATTAGAAAAACAAAGAAACATACATTTGCAAGAACACATAATGGTAAAATCAAAAAAATAGTAAGAAAGAAATAAATGGCAAAGACTAAACCAATAGAACAACCAGTACCTACAATAGAAGATAAGATAGCTAACATAGAGAATGAACTCAAGCAAATAGAGGCTGAGTATCATAAGAGAATAGGAAAGCTAGAAATACTAAAAGAGATACAGCTTGAAAAGTGATCTTATCAAAAAGCTAGATGCTATGTTTGATGAGGCTAAAAAAGCCAGACAACATAAGCCAGGTAGATGGAGGAGAAATGAGGAGCTATATTCTGGAAAGATC